GGTTTCTGACAGTGCAATGGTCTGTGACGATACTTTGGTTTCTGGCAATGCAGAGGTCTTTGGCAAAGCAAGGGTCTCTGGCAAAGCGCAAGTCTATGGCGATGCAAGGGTCCCGGGCAAAGCGCAAGTCTATGGCGATGCAAGGGTCTTTGGAGATGCAAAGGTTTCTGACAGTGCAATGGTCTGTGACGATACTTTGGTTTCTGGCAATGCAGAGGTCTTTGGCAAAGCAAGGGTCTCTGGCAAAGCGCAAGTCTGTGACGATGCAATGGTCTCTGGCAAAGCGCAAGTCTATGGCAGAGCAAGGGTCTTTGGAGATGCAAAGGTTTCTGGCAAAGCGCAAGTCTATGGCAAAGCGCAAGTCTATGGCGATGCAATGGTATTTGGAGATGCAGAGGTCTATGGCAATGCAGAGGTCTGTGAAGATACTTTGGTTTCTGGCCATGCAGATGTCTATGGTGATAACAAAAATGAAGAAGGGCTAAAAAATGGCGATTGATCTATCACAACTGAGCAAACCGAGCGGGCAGCGCCCAATTATTGTAACCCTGTTTGGCGAGGGCGGCATGGGCAAAACAACGCTGGCGGCGATGTTTCCAAAGCCTGTCATCATCCGCACAGAAGACGGCACAACATCCCTGATCGGCAACGACAACGTGAGCATGTTTCCGCTGGCGCAATCAAGCCAAGACGTGCTTGACGCCATCGAGGCGCTTTCCACGCAAGAGCACGATCACAAGACGCTGGTGCTGGATAGCATCACGCAGCTTGCCACCATGATTGAAGGCGAGATTGTGGCATCAGACCCAAAAGCCAAAAGCATAAACCAAGCTGGAGGTGGATACGGGGCAGGATACAGCACGGCGGCTGATCGGCATCGCCTCATCCGAGATTGGGCTGGCGCGCTTGCATATGAAAAGGGAATGAATGTTGTCTTCATTGGTCACGCCGATACAGAGACGATGGATTTGCCAGACTTTGACCCATACACGCGATATTCTGTCAGGATGCACAAAAAGAGCCTGCCGCATTACACAGACAATGTTGATGCGGTTTGCATGATCCGCCTTAAGACATTTACCAGGGGCGATGGTGACAAAAAGCGCGCGATCAGCTCTGGCGAGCGCGAGATCATCTGTTTCCCGCAAGCGGCAAGCGTTACCAAGAACCGCTTTAACATCACTGAACCGCTGCCATTCACGTTTGAAGGCGGCATTCCATTTGAAAACTTCGTGGCTAAATAAGGAGAACCCACATGCAACTTAACGGATTTGACGCGAACTCAGTAGAACCGCAAGCCGAATATGTCCCGCTGCCAGCGGGCTGGTATAAGGCTGTATTCACAACCTCAGAGGAAAAGCCAACAAAGGCACAGACGGGCAGCTATTTGCAGCTCGGTGCTGAGATTATTGAGGGGGAGCATCAGGGGCGCAAGCTGATTGAGCGGCTTAACCTAAACAACCCAAACAGCATTGCTGTAGAAATTGCACAGCGCACCTTGTCGGGTATCTGCCGTGCGGTTGGTGTAATGACGCCACGCGATAGCTCAGACCTGCATGACAAGCCTTTCATGGTGAAGGTGGCAGTAAAGCCAGCAGACGGCCAATATAGCGCCAGCAATGAGATTAAGGAGTATGCGGCCACGGATAGCCAAGGCGGCACTCAGGCGGCTCCAGCGGCGGCGGCAACGCCACCTTGGAAGCGCTAACTTCTTTTCATGGAGCGGCCCCATGTGGGCCGCTTTACTGAGCAGAAGGAGACGATGATGAACCTAGACCAACACACCACGCCGATAACGGTGCAAAAGATATTTGAGCACTATCAGGCCAAGCGCAAAAACGAGCACCGCCCGCATCTTGGTGGTTCCCAAATTGGGAACGAATGCAGCCGCGCGCTTTGGTATCAATTCCGCCACGCTTGGACGCCTAAATTCGACGGGCGTATGTTGCGCCTTTTTGAGACTGGCGACCGCGAAGAAGACCGCATTGTAAAAAACCTGCGCGATATTGGCGTGACCGTTTGGGAGAAAGACCCGGAGACAGGCAAGCAGATCCGAGCCACGGCGTGCGGAGGTCACTTTGCCCTTTCTCTTGATGGCGTAGGCGAGGGGTTTGAGGAAAGCAGCCAGCCCCACACGCTTGAGTTCAAGACTATGAACACAAAGACGTTTAAGGCTTTGAGCGCCAAGGGGCTGCAAGAGGTTAAGCCGATCTATTGGGCGCAATGCCAAATAGGGATGCACCTGGTCGGGCTTGATCGGTGCTATTTCTTTGCGGTGTGCAAAGAGACCGATGCCATCTATGCCGAGCGCATAAAGCTGGACAAGGCGGAGGCCATGCAGCTTGTGGCGAAGGCTGAGGGCATTGTGTTTTCAGAAGAGCCGCCTGCCAAGCTCACAGAAGAGGCAAGCGACTGGCGATGTAAATTCTGCCCATATTGGGCGGTATGTCACGGCTGCAAAATTCCAGAGGTTTCATGCCGCACCTGCGCTCATGTGACACCAGAGCGTGATGGCACTTGGAGCTGCGCTAAGGGCTGGGCAACAGATGGGCCATGTGATGACCATTTGTTTATCCCCAAGATCATGCCCAAGGATTTGACCGTGCATGATGCTGGCGATGACTTTGTGGAATATATGGATGAAGACACTGGCGAGGTGCTTCGCAATCAGGGCAACAGCCAAGAGATATTTGAGGGGAGGATGAAATGATGCTAACCAATAAAACAGGGCGCAAGCGCAAGTATTTCTTTGCAGAGATGTCGGTTGGAGACGAGCAGTTTCACCCTGCTGGATCGCGCACGATTGTGGCGCACGAAAACCTAATAATCGCAGCAGCGGCGGGGCAGGTTGGAGAATATGGCCAATTCAAAACGCGGCGCGTGCAAAAGGGCGGAGAGCTTGGCGTGACAATTCGCAGGGTGGCGCTATGACCTTTGAGCTTAGGGATTACCAGCGCGCCGCGATTGACGCGACCTATAAATACTGGGCCGATCATCGGGGCGACAATCCCCTGATCGTTGCGCCAACAGGGGCGGGCAAGACCGCTATCATCGCCCAGCTTGTAAAAGATGCCATGTCATTCAGCGGCACGCGCGTCTTGATGCTCACGCATGTTAAGGAGCTTATAGAGCAGGGCGCGCAAGGATTGCTGCGAATGTATCCGCAAGCCGACTTTGGCTTTTACAGCGCCAGCATAGGCCAAAAGCGCCTTGATAAGCCCATCACCTTTGCAGGCATTCAAAGCGTCTGGAAAAAGGCTTATGAGATGATCCCGCCGCCTGATTTGGTGCTGATTGATGAGGCCCATATGCTGCCACGCAATGCTGATACGCGCTACGGTAAATTCGTTGCCGATCTAAAGCTCTGCAATCCAGCCGTTAAAATTGTGGGCCTGACCGCAACGCCATACCGCCTTGACAGCGGTATGCTGCACAAAGGTAAAGGCGCAATCTTTGACGGAATTGCATATGACATTCCAGTCGGGATGCTTATGGATCAGGGTTATCTCTCGCCCATTATCAGCAAGGGCGGCTTAAAGCAGATCGACCTTACCAACGTCAAAAAGAGGGGAGGGGAGTTTGTTGAGGCCGAACTTGCGGCGGCGGCATCCGATCCTGAGCTTGTGGCGGCAACCGTTGCCGAGATTGTGGAGCTTGGGGCGGATCGTAAAAGCTGGCTTTTGTTTTCATCTGGCGTTGCGCACGCTGAGATGCTGGCTGAAGGCATAGCCAGCCACGGAATAAGCTGCGATGTGGTGACGGGCGCCGACCCGGCCAAACAGCGTGACGCGAAGATTGCGCGCTTTAAGGCGGGCCAGACGCGATGCCTTGTGAATTGCAATGTTCTGACGACTGGCTTTGATGCGCCGAGCGTTGATTTGGTGGCGCTTGTAAGGGCAACTGAAAGCACGGGGCTATATGTGCAGATGGTGGGGCGCGGCACACGCTTGGCTGAAGGCAAGGAAAATTGCCTGATTTTGGATTATGGGCAGAACGTCCAGCGTCATGGTTTTATTGATCAGGTGAAGCCCAAAAGGGCAGGCGGATCTGGTGACGGCGAAGCGCCTGCAAAAGAATGCCCAAGCTGCCACAGTATGCTTCCAACTGCCACGCGGATTTGCCCTGAGTGCGACCATGAATTCCCTGCGCCAGAGTTAAACCACGCGCAAAATAGCTATGGCGGAGCCATGCTATCGACGCAGGTTCAAATGGAATGGCTGGCTGTTGATGATGTCTTTTACCAAAGATGGGAGGGCAAGACAGGCAAACGTGACACATTGCGCGTCACATATGATTGCGGCGTCTTGCGAGTGAGCGAATGGCTTTGTCCAGATCACGGCGGATATGCGGCGGAGCGTTACAAGGCGAGACTGCCTTCACTCGGAGGGCAGGCGCTTACGTTGGATGATGCTATCCTTGAGGCGCGTGATTGGGTGAAGCCGAGCCGCATTCGTGTAAAGCCAGACGGGAAGTTTCACCAGATCGTGCAATTTGATTACACAAAGAAGGAATTGAGCCATGCCGAGAAGGCAGCGCAAGAGCATCACAAAAACATCATGTCAGAGTTTGAGTGGGAGATCCCCTTCTGAACATGAAGAGCAGGTTGGTTTGGTGAATTGGTTCCGAGAGCGCTTTAACGGCGTTCTCATCTTTGCCATTCCAAACGGTGAAAAGCGTGCAATCAGCGTGGCGAAGAGATTAAAGGCGGAGGGCGTTGTGCGCGGCGTGCCTGATCTATTTATTCCTGAATGGAATTTGTGGGTGGAGATGAAACGGGTGCAGGGCGGCAGACTTTCGCCTGATCAAAAAAACATGATTAGCTACCTCGAAAGCATCGGCCAGACAGTGATTGTTGGAAAGGGCGCAAGGCACGCATCCGAGCTTATTTTGAATTATGTAAAAGAAAACTATTTACATAGTTAAAAGTTGGCTATATTCTGACCTCACTGAAACGAACAAAACAAGGAAAATCAAAGTGAAAAGCGGAGAAAATAGGGTTATTATTGGCAAGGCCAACGCCTTTCGGATTTGGCGCGCTGCAAGCTCTGTAAATTGGGATTGCACAGCAAAAGAGCTTTCAGACGAAACTGGCCTTGCCGAGTCAACAGTCCGCAAAATATGCGCCAAAAAAGGATGGAATATCGTCACCAGGTATACAGGCGGAACAAAATGGGATGTGGTTACACACATCTCAAACAACCGATAAACATCAGCAAAACAAGGAAAACAAAATGACACCCATTATTATCTCACACGTTCACGCTCGCGGCTTTGCATTTGGCATTGTCAAAGAGACAGGCGAGCAGGTCTTTATCCCACCGCACGTTATGGATGGCCACGGCTTGCAGACAGGCAGCGATACGCTGGCGCTTACAGCCATCAACCCAAAAGAAGAGCAGCGTGCTATGACAAAGTTCGTAGCGGTAAAGTTGCAGTCTGCATCAGAGCCAGCAGCAGCGGATGATCCAGAGCTAGATGTCGCCCCATTCGAAACACATCTGAGCATCTCTAAGCTTGATCAGATTACGCATGGTTTGATCTGTGAAAGCTCATACATCACCACTGGTGAGCTGGCGGACGCGCTCAATGTCACCACGCAGACCGCAGGCAACAGCGCCATGCGGATCTTCAATGCGGGCAAGATCAGCAAGGCCGATGTTCACGCTAAGGTCGGCCAGTCGCGCCCATCGTTTATCCTGTGGGCTGCAAAAGCCTCAGACTTCTTGGAGGATTGATTGATGTCCAAGGAACGCAAAACCATCCTGGCGCGCCTGCGCCGCAAGATCGACATCATCCGCTTGGACCAGAAGCAGCGCGGCGGTGATCTTGGAGGGCACGCATCTGAGTGCCTGAAGCTGTTGGATATTCTGGACCGCATGGAAGGAGAAGACCAATGATCGCCACAACAGCCGCCGCCTGCCTCGCGCTTGCCGTATACCATGAGGGCAGATCAACGTCACACGACAGCCAGCTCGCCATTGCCGAGACCGTGATTAACCGCGTGGCGCACCCCGACTTCCCCAGCACGGTCTGCGATGTGGTTAAGCAGCCAAGTCGCCGCCCAGTGACGCGCCCAGCCGCTTGCCAGTTTAGCTTCTGGTGCGACGGCAAAGACGACACGCCCCACGACAAGGCAGCGTGGCAGACAGCCCAGCAGATCGCCGCACAGGCGCTCTCAGGCGATACTCTGGGGCATGGAGCCGCCTACTATCACACGACCGAGGTGTCGCCTGTGTGGGCCAGCAGCCTTGAGCATGTCGGCCTGATCGGCGGTCACATATTTTACACTGACGGAAAGTGCCTTCTGGCGCTGGGCTGTTCACTGCGCCCCAAAGCGCGACCACAGGGAGACGTGTTATGATTGAGTGTGAACAATGCAACGGTGCTGGCGAGTGTGAGGTTAATTATTACATGCCGCATTACAGTGCCTGAGATGTCGGGTTTATTGAAACGAAAATTGAGGAATGTGACTGGTGCGGTGGCACTGGTGAAGTTGAGGAGGACGAATAATGGTTAATATAATCGGAACAATCGGAGAATTTAGAAGTGTCAGACGCAACAATAATAACGCAGCGCCTACTGAGGTTGAATGCCGTAATGCTGGAGCAGTCGGAGAAAGCGGACAGACCAAACCTGCGCCAGCAACTGCAAGCCTAGCAAGCATTGATGGAGATGCTAGAACGCTCCCTCCAGCGGTGACAGATGCGGAGAAAGCTGAGGAAAGGCTTGGTATAGCTATGCTGCGCGAGGCTTTAAATGATCCGTTGATACCAAACCCCGAAAAGTGGCGTAAGGCGACGGCGTTTGCTCAAGCGAAGCGTTTGCAACTCACAAAAGAGCGTCGTGAGCGTGTTAAGAAATACGCAGAAGAGGGTATAATGACAATCTCGGAAGTTGCCAATATTGAGGGCGTCGTTCCAACCACTATTCGCCAAGATTGTCAGCTCTTAGGCGTGCGACTTCATGCCAGCCAGATCAAGGTGTCGCCGTACCAAGGCGAAATATCGGATCGACGCGACAAACTTGAGGAAATGGCACTAACGGGAATGACACGCGCTGCGGCTGCTGTTGAACTAGGCGTGTCCGAAGGTACGGTGCGACGCGACCTGCTAGTGGCACGTATTAAATGGAAGGGAAAAGACTAATGTCGGACAGGCGCATATTGATGCTAGAAAATAATCTCAACGAAGCAAGGACACTTATTAGCGGTTTGCAGAGCAAGGTCGCACGCCAGCGCGAGGACGTGACACGTTTGCGCAATCGCGTAGACACGCTGATGCTGGATAAAAAAGAAATCACAAAAAATCTCAACGAGCTACGGGAGGCGAATGATGGCCGATAACAAACGTCATCCTATCAAGGAGCAAACCAAGCAAATCTGGCGAATGTCAAACGAGGGCATGTCTGGTAGGAATATCACTAAAGCCCTCGGTCTAAATCGCGGCGTTGTCAGTGGTGCCATCAATCGCGGGCGTAAATCAGGACACTGCAATAAGAAGGTCCGCACAAAGACTACCGCTCACAACGAAAGCCCACTGACTTATGGTTATATTGGCCAAGTCATTGATGCG